AGCAGAGCATTGCCATCACATTGGCATCGTCGGCATCGTGGCCCTGCGGGAAGATCGCGTCGTATTCTGCGGGGAGGAATTTGTTCTCTAAAAAACACTGCCGGTAATGATATCCTTGGCCGGAAAAGGTGTGCAGAAGGATGTGGGCGGGGGTCTCCTCGATATCCTCCCAGTAGGCGGGATACCAGAGCGCCGCCAGCGGGGCTGCTGTACCGGCAGGGCAAAACTCAGCCCGCACCGCTTCGGTGATGTTGTTCACAAGGGCAAACAGGCCGGTAGGTTCTTCAGGGCCTGCCTGCACCCGGATGGTCTCCAGCGCGAAGCAGTTCAAAAACACATCGCTGCCCATGGTTAGGCTGCCCGTGCCCACGGTGAGCAGACGCAGCTTGCGGCAGTTGTAGAATGCGCAGCTGCCGACGACCTGTAAGCTGTCCGGCAGGGTCAGCTCTTCGAGAAAGTTCCCACACACCGGGTGCAGATCGTCTGCATCCGAACCGGCAGCGGGCGCGTCAAAGTCGAAGTCATACCGACGGCAGGTGCCGCCTACCGTCTGCCCAAAGGCCCGAATCAGCCGCGCCGTGCCGTCCGGGGCCGCCTCGTAGCGGCAGGTCTTGTCTGCCGTAGGCAGGCTGCGCGGCTTTTCGGAAAAGCAGTAGTCGCCCAGTTCGGTAACAGCAAAGCTGCCGCCCTCCGGTGCTGGCAGTGTTCCGGGCAGCGCGATACACGGCTCTGTGCCGTACACCCGCACCAGCCGGGCTGTGTCTGCCGAAAGGGGCAGGATGTCCAGTGTCAACTTGTTTTCCGAAACCACAGTGTAAAACCCCTCAATACGATAGAATCATTCAGCATTCAGTATAAACCAACGGAAAAGCCTTGTAAAGTACAAAAAATTCCGACGTAACATGGGCTGAATTTGTAAAATAAACGCAAGAGAAAACGCAAGAGAAATCTTAGCGGATTCTCTTGCGTTATTTTTTTTGCGCATTTTTCAGGAAAGCGAGGGAACAGGAATGGCAAAACACATGACGCAGGATGACCGCAAGGTGCTGGAAGCCCGGTACAATGCCGGACAGAGTGTTGCCGGAATCGCCAGGGCGATGAGCTTCAACTATTCCACCATCTATAAGGAACTGAAGCGCGGCGACACTGGAAAGATGGATGCCAATGGCCGCGCAGGGTATAGTGCAGAGCTTGGGCAGCAACGCTTATACAACGCAAAGCAGCGGCTCAGGTATCGGGCGGATTGCCAGGCGGAGTAAGGCATGGGAGAAGTGTTCAAGCTGAACCATTGCTACAATGTGGACTGCCTGCCAGCAATGGAACTGTTCCCGGATAATTATTTTGATCTGGCGGTTGTGGATCCGCCGTATTTCTCTGGCCCGGAACGCAGAGGCTTTTACGGATCCAAAGTCAGCAAAATAGGCGTACACCGTGACTACCCCGTCTCTCCTGCTTGGAGTAAACCAGAGCCGGAGTATTTCAGGGAGCTGTTTCGAGTGTGCCGCCACTATATTGTATGGGGATGCAACTATTTTGACTACCAGTTTGCTACCGGACGGATCGTGTGGGACAAGTGCAATGGAAATTCTAGCTTTTCAGATTGCGAGATTGCGGCGACAAATTTGTTTTCCTCAGTGAGAATGTTCCGGTATATGTGGTCCGGCATGATGCAGGGAAAAAGCATCACAGAAGGCGACACCATGCAGGGAAACAAGAGCTTGAATGAAAAGCGAATCCACCCAACGCAGAAGCCGGTTGCTCTTTATGACTGGATTTTCAAAAACTATGCAGAGCCAGGGCAGAAGATCCTTGACACCCACCTCGGAAGCGGAAGTAGCCGCATAGCGGCATATGAGGCAGGGCTTGGCTTTATCGGATTTGAAATTGATCCGTTCTATTTCCAGTTGGAAGAAGAACGGTTTTCTGAGTACACAAGTCAAACCAGCCTGTTTCACATGGAGGAAAAGAAAAAATGATTCTTGAAAAACTTCACAGAACAATCAACAACTTCAACAAGACATTCAACTGGCGGCGCTTTCGCCGCGATGCGCTGCACCTGGGAGAAAGCCTGCTGGTGTTCGGCGTGCTGTATGGCATTTTTTCAACCCTGATCTGGGGTGTCTGCTGGCTGTTCAAAATCAATTACAACCCAGATCTCATTGCTGTTGCATGGGCAGTGCCGGTGTTGCTGGACACTTTGGTCAACAAGGCTTATGACTGGAACAATGAAGTCCGGGACTGGGATTGAAAGGTGGGAACGACCTATGGATGAAGCAACAAGAATCTCGCTGAAAGACCAGTTCAACAGCCTTTTGGTACAGGCTATTGAGGGTAGGCGCGGCGGTATGGCACTGATGCGGGTGCTGGAAGAACTGGACTTTTACAATTCCCCGGCCAGCGCGAAGCATCACCTGAATGTCCCCGGCGGTCTGGTGCTGCATTCTCTCAATGTGGCAAGAGCTGCCCTGGAATTATGCGACAAGATGCCGCAGTTTGCAAAATGCAATAAGGACGCAGTCTTGACCGCCGCGTTACTCCATGACGTTTGCAAGGCTGGGCAGTACATCAAAAAGCCGGATGGCAGTTACCGTTATGAAGATAGTCACTTGATGGGACACGGTGAAGCATCCGTCAGCATTATCAAAGACTGGATTTTCTTGACCGACACGGAAGCCCTGGCAATCAGGTGGCACATGGGAGCATATAGCGGAGAGCAGGACTGGGGAACGCTCAGCAAAGTATACGACCGCTGCCCGGAAGCTCTGTGCCTGCACATGGCTGACATGATCGCAACGCACATCATGGAGGTAGAAGAGTGAGCAGAGGCACCGCCTACTATGATCTTCCGAATGGTGAGCGAATAGAACTGCCGACAACCATGCCGGATGTTGAGGAAGTGCCGGGACCCCTATGTGATGGAAAATTTGAATTGCCAGAAGCCGTAAAAGAAATGTTCAAGTGGATGGATGAAACATTCGGAACATGGGAAAGCGACTTCAGCAGTTTCAAAATCTGGATGAAATTGCGGAAAAACTTCAATCCACCGGTGCGCTGGGAAGCGATGCAGGACAAGCGTCGAAACCCAAAGCCTTTGGGCCGAAACACCTATTTATATAAAGCAAGGAAGATCAAGAGCTTGGCAAGAAGTACACATACCAGAGTATCCCTGCACAAGGGAAAACAAAAGGGTACTGAAGAACAGTGCAAGCACACATTCAAGATAACCGCAGCCCGGTGCGCGCCTTGCAGTGGTTACAACGTGGAGTGCGAGCACTACGAGAAAAACAGTGCCGCTGATACAAAGCATGGTTCTTCTCGAACGTGAAATAAGCAGCCCTGCACCGCAGAAGCGGGGCTGCTTTTATATGGCGCATGGCGCTTTTTCTAGGCATTGAGCGCTGCAAGCAGGGCCGGACCCTGTATGTGCCGAGTTGAGTTTTCCATGGAAGCCGGTACGGTCAGGAAATCAGCCGGCCGACATAGCGGAATGGTGCTGTACAGCAGCGTCCTCCTTTCCGTTCAAGCCCGGTGAAAGACCAGGCTGCCATTTCCGCGAAAGACGCACCCGCATGGATTTGACGGGAATGGGTGCGCCGCAGCATGAGCGTAGAAATGCCCTGTTCAATCCGCCCAGGAACAAAAGCGGTAGGCCATTGCCGTGGCCGCCCCGTCCGGCGCTCTCTTGCCGGGCGGGTCTGATATGCGGACGCATAGAGGATGATCCTGCTTCTGACTATCCCCCATGAACAGGTGAGCCAGTTCGATGCTGGCCGTCCGTGCAAGACGAGAAAAGAAAGGATGAAAGGGCTGTGAAAATTGATGTAGGAAAAATCGCTCTGGTGGTAGTACTGATCGCTGGTGTACAGACGACTACGCTTTACCACCGGATCAATGATCTGGAATGCCAGCGAGACATCTACAAGTCCCGGTATGAGGACTGGGAGGGCGTGTCGAAAGAAATTGCGGGGTATGCAGATACCCTGCGGGATTCGCTTAAAGCGCGGGATCGGCTGGACGGAAAGCTGCTGGTAGAGGATGCAGGAGACTTCCTCTGCACAGCATATTGCACCGAAAAGCGGGAGCACATCTGTGGCACTGGAACGGGAATTACCGCCAGCGGTGCGCCGGTTGAAGGAGACGTGACAGTGGCGGCAGACCCGGACGTTTTTCCGTTCGGGACCGTCCTCTACATTGAGGATGTGGGCGTGAGAATCGTTCAGGATACCGGAGCCGGCGTAAAAGGAAAGCATCTGGATGTTGCCGTTTCCGGCAGCCACAAAGACGCACTGAACTGGGATGGCTACGGACAGCACAGAGTTTGGATCATCCAGGAGGCGGAGTAAAAATGCAGAAAGCAATCGCCATTGATTTTGATGGATGCTTATGCACGAATGAGTACCCGAACATCGGAAAGCCGATTCTGCACATTATTGACGAAGCCAAGAAACAGCAAGCTAAGGGCGCCGGGCTGATCCTCTGGACTTGCAGACAAGGAAAAGAATTGGAAGAAGCCGTTGCCGCCTGCGAAAGGTGGGGACTGCATTTTGATGCAGTCAACGAGAACTTGCCTTCCTGGAAAGAGTTCTTCAGGAACGACACCAGAAAAGTGGGGGCAAACGAATACTGGGATGATCGGGCAGTGATTGCAGATCAGACTTGCATTTTGCGAAGCGATAAATGCTTCAAGGAGAATCAGAAATGAAACTGCCGGAAAAGAAGTACGCGGTGATCTACGCAGATCCGCCGTGGAGTTACCGCCAGCATGGAACTGGACCAAAAAGCCGCGGGAACGCAGCGCAGCACTACCACACAATGACCGTTGAGGACATTTGCGCATTGCCCGTTCGCCAGCTTGCGGGGGGGGGGGCAGGGATGCGCGCTGTTCATGTGGGCGACATTCCCAACCATCCCAGATGCGCTGAAGGTTATGGACGCATGGGGCTTTACATACAAAACGGCGGCATTCGTCTGGATCAAAAAATACAAGTCGGGCGGAAACTTTTATGGAATGGGTGCTTACACTCGTGCAAATGCAGAGGTTTGCTTGTTGGGAGTGACGCCGGGATTCAAGGCAAAAGCATTGGTCAAAAGCCATACAGTGCACCAGGTAATCGAATCCCCTATACAAGCGCACAGCGTAAAACCGGATGAAGCCAGACAGCGTATTGTGGAATTGCTGGGCGATGTGCCGAGAATCGAACTGTTTGCCCGCCAGCACGCAACCGGATGGGATGCGTGGGGAGATGAACTTGAGTAATTGGAGGAAAAGTATGGAAGGACTTGTAAAAACGCTGGGCATTCTGATGGCTTTGGCGGCTGTGGCACTGTGGGCAGCATTGATTTTCTTTGTGCCGGCCGCACTGATTAAATTCCTTTGGCTGTATCTGGTGGCATGATGGACAATGAAACACTGACACGGATCCTCTCGGCACGGTTTATGACGTGTAATGAACAGACCCGAAAAGGAAGTAAAGGCTGCACGAAAGAGTGCAAGCTCTATGAGCTACAAGAGCCGGGCATGACCTGCCGGGACAGTGTTCTTCTCCACGCAGAGGAAGCAAAGAAAATTTTGAAAATAAGATCGCACAACTCCTGACACAGGCCACCCGCTGCGGCGGCCTTTTTCGTGAGCATGGGAACAGGCCCGGCCCGGTTCAACTCCGGGATTGCCCAAAACTGAAAGGAGAATGCACCGATGCAGAGGTATTACATTTTGCTGAAAGCGACCGGTGCTGGTGGGTGGCCGGGTTGGCTGCCGTACCGGCTGGATGCGGCCAGTGCTGAACAGGCTGTTGAAAAAGCCAAGGAGCAGGCCGAGAATCACTACCCAGAGTACGAAAAGTTTGAAGTTCAGGCTATCGAAATCGAAAGGAGAAGCAAATGAAGCTGGCAGCAATCGCAAAGCTCGTTAAAGCCGATGGGTACTGCAAACTCTACAAAGTGTTCTACGACGATTGCAGAACCTATGACCTGTACATCGGAACCAAAACGGCAATCTTCCCGCTGACCGGATTTCCGAAGGCACAGAATGAAAGTGAGCTGGCTACCCTTCTGGGAATCAGCAAAAAAGAATGGGCAGACATCGAGTTTGATAATGACTGCCCGGATGATCTCCATCACATCGAAGGGATGGATTTGGACGACACGGCAGACGGAGAAATGGACTGCGTGACCGGAAGAATCGGTATCCGGTACTGCGGGTGTGAACTGGTTCCAATGATCGAGCCTGTTTCGGGAACGGTCGGTTTTGTGGATGCGAAGCAGATCATGCCAGTAGCAGATGAAATCCGCAAGAGCGGATATTTCAAATACTGCGCCAGGAAGATGGCGAGCGGCGGACGCTACTATGTTATCAAGGACGGAATGGTGGTGCGCGGCGCGGTGCTTCCTGTAAAGCTGGAACCTCTGGCAAAGTCTGGACTGCGTGAGCTTGCCGACATGGTGAAAAAGACTAGGGATGTTGCCGATGTGGAGGACTTGAGCGAACAGGAGGACAAAAACGATGCGTAAGACTTTGGAACTGCTGGCTTTGTCCACCTGCACTGCCGCGCTGTGCGTAACACTGACTGGGTGTGAAGCAGTCAAGGGCACAGCAAGCGGTGAAAAACCGGTCAAGACGGTATATGTTTACCTGCCGGACGGCACTTTACTGGACAAAGGACGGGCGGACAAGGTAAGTTCGTTTGCACACAATGATCGTATCGTGAAAGTCACGATTGACGGGAAAACATACGAGACCAGCTGGGCCAATGTGGTTTTAGTGGAGGAATAACGATGAGCAAGATTTTGAAAAGTGTAACCTTGGGTGATGTGAAAAATGGTGGCATCTTCAGAGCGCTGGGCAAGGAGTTTGTGAAGCTGGATGCGGACGAACACGGCTGCCTTGTACTGGCAAAGGAAATTTGGACGAGAATGCCGTTCCGTGAAGGTGACGACCCAGAATGCCCCAACGATCTGCGCCGGAGCGAGATTATGCCATATCTGGGTAACTGCCTGGCAGAGTTTACAAAGAACGGCACTCCGCTGAGTACATTCATTCCGCTCAGAATCGACCTTCAGGATATGACCGGCCAGAACGAATACGGGATCTTTGAAGTAAGGATTGGTCTGTTGACCCTGCGCGGGTACGGAAAATATTGGAGACTGATCCCGAAAGTAGATGAGCCGTGGTGGTTGGCAACGCCTTACGGCACGCCGAATTGCTCTCCGAACACCTTCAATATCAACTACGTCTGGGGCGTCTTCACCGATGGCTCCAACTACAACTACTGGTACAACAACTCCTATGGTGTTCGCCCCGTTTTGTGCTTTTCCTCTGCACTCTTGGTCTCTGTTGAGGACGAAGGCGAGGCCGGGTTTTCTCTTGCAAATGTTCCGCTGGATGATCTGCTGGCTGAGATCAAGAGCCGGACGGAGGGTTGACCATGGATGCAGTGAAAAATGACGTGAAGCGGCTGGTCAAAATTGAGTTGGCCGCTGCAAACAAGAAGTTTCGGATGTTTGCAGGGCCGCATGAGGGCGCGGGAATCATCCAAGAAGAAGTCGTGGAAGCTGTGCAGGAAATGAACGGTCTGCGTCAGGAACTCAATGCAATGTGGATGAATGTTTACTCCAACAATCCGCAGATTTCCACGAAGGGTGTATATGACCGGGCTGTTGCTCTGGCCGTGGAAGCTATTCAGACAGCAGCGATGGCCCGGAAGTTTGAGCGCAGCCAGCGCCGTCACTGGCCGGGGGCAAAGGAGCCGCACTATGGCGAAGAAGAATGACGCACCTACCGAAATCGAGACCATCACGCTGACCATGAGCCGCCCGGTGGCCGAGGCTGTGCAAGCGGCCTGCGAGTGGTATCTGCGGCTGCACATGGGACAGTTTTGGGATCTGGCAGAAGACTTGTGCTTTGCAAAATTCTACTCGGACGCGGAAAACAATGCGTTTCAGAGCGAGGAACAGCGTAAAAACGCTTTTAATGTTGCGATAGGCCACAGAAATACCATGCTGCTAGAAATGGAACGGCTGTACAGCAGATGCGTTCTCCCGGCCCCGACCTCAGACGTAATGAAGGTGCCGTACCGGGCAGAACAGGTATGGCTTGCCATTCGCCACGCCTTGGCATGGCATGACAAGCCGGAGGGCGATCCATGGAATGTGTGCTTTGATAAGCCGCTGAACCGCAGCGACCAGCCGCAGCCGGTAGTAAAACTCAATGAAAAGCAGGAGGCAAAGAAATGAGAAAGATTTTTATGGTGGGAGCATCTGTGGCGGCAAGCGTTTTGCTGATGACGGGATGCAACAAGCAGGTAATTGATTTGACCTACGAATATTCGCAGGCACAGATTAAAATGCCGGATGGAACCGTAATTGAGGGCAAGGTGGATAGCTGGAACGATTATGAAGGCGACCAGTTACAGGTCAAAATTAACGGAACAACATATCTGGCCCATTCGTCAAACGTGGTCCTCTGGCACTGAGCAAGGGCAAAGTTCGGGATCGAGAGGAAGAAGTTGCACACGAATCTTGAAGATTTTGAGGTTATGAAGTTGGAGAAAGTGCAATGAGACAGAACGGAGCAATGTTTATCTGCAACCGGTGCAGAAAGCAGGTGTTCGCGGAACGGTTCGACGATGGTGTGTTTGACCAGAAAGCATTGGATGGTTGGGCGCTTGAAATGAGAAACATCCATGGAATCGGAGATCTGTGCCCGGAGTGCTACAAAGTGTACCGCGAAACGATGGATCGTTTTTATACGGGAGGCAAACGTGGAGCCTGAAAACACCTGCTGCACCTGCTATTACCATGACGCTAAAAGCTGGTTCTGCTATAACGGCCTGTCACCGAAAGGAACGGAGAACACAGACCCAGAGGACACCTGCGAGTTTTACGAAAAGAGAAGCGAGTGCGAAAGCTAACTGCCTGAAAATGGTGGTGGACGGAGGTGTACAGAGCGATGGAGAAAAAAGTCATCATTGAACTAACCGTCGAAGTAGAAAACCCGGATAACAGAAGCGTAGAAGAAGATATTATAGGTGCTTTGAGTGAAAGCCTGCATCACTTTGACGTTGTAAATTACACAGAGGATCCGCCGGTGCGGCCATACTGGGGAAAATACTGCGGAATCCTGAAAGAAGATTACTACGGCTGCCCTATTTGCGGCTACATAACGAACTGGCAACCGGAGACCTGTCCGGTGTGTCACACTCGGCTGGAAATGTGGGATGGAAAAGGTAAAGGAGCTTAAAAAATGGACAGAAGTGAACTTGAAAAGCTGGCAGAGCGCTACCAGCAGAAGGCGGACCGTGCCTTTGAGAACTATCAGGATACCGGCCTCCGGCGCTACGATACAGAGCGTAACAACATGGAGGACCTTGCCGATGCGCTGCGGATGGCAGCAAATGCGGCAGACGAACACGCTGAGCACACAAATATGCGGGGATCGCTTGCTGAGTTTGTAAACGCTGCGCAGAACATCAAATGCACGACAGACCAGGACGACCGTGTGAAGCTGGTGGACAAGCTGGTGGAAGATCTGCTGGCCTATGGCCGGATGCACAACTGGATCGCAATGAAAGGCTGAACGAAACTAATCAAGCTCCTAATCAAGAATTAAGCAAGCCCGTCGTTAAATTGCCGCCCTGACGAGGCGGCAAGGGGCTTGTATGTGTAACTTAATCTAGCGACCACAGAAGAACACAAGCCGGGGAAAGCGGGGGTCAAGGGGGAGAAAACGAGGGCGGGTCTGTATGGCTTGAAGGAATGAGAAACTCAAAAAGACCTGCCCGGCGTTGTATCCCCCTTGTCCTGCGAAGCCATGTGTGCTTGGTTCACAGAAAAGAAAATCCCAGTAGAGCTTTGCGGAAGGAGGAAGTGAACGGTGCGGGCATGGTACATTCGGGAGCAGAGACACATTCTAGGAACGTCCGATTATGCAGAAGTGGACCTCTTTGAAACAACGGACAAAGAGCATACCGCATCCACCCGCCGCAAAAGAGAGCTGGCAACCTCCATTGCGCAGCAGAAGTATAACGACATGATAGCGAGACGGTATTTCTGCCAGCTGGCCTATACGAATTTCGGGGAAAGCGACTGGGCAGTCACGTTTACATACGACCACAACCACCAGCCAGCACCCGGAGATTTTGACCAAGTAGACCGGGACTGGACGAATTTTACCCGCCGCTTGAAGCGCTTCTGCAAAAAGATGGGTCGAGAAGCATCCAAGTGGATGCAGGTTGCAGAGTACAGCGTGGTGGACGAGGACGGGAAAGTTACCGGCAGACACCACCATCATGCGATCCTGCAAGGCAATCTGACATGGCAGGAGATCAAGGACTTGTGGCGGGACAGCACCGGGCGGCCGATGGGACTTGTGAAAGTTGAGCCTATCGACCTGACCTGTTCCAGCTTTGAACGCTTGACGACCTACATGACGAAAGCCCGCGCCCGCATCCGCCGCTGGCGGCAGAGCCAAGGACTGAAAAAGCCGAAAACTCCGCGCCCGAACGACACAAGATGGAGCCGCAAGCGCTTTGACGAAGCGTTTACCCTACCGGATGATCGTGCGTACTGGGAGAAAAAATACCCTAGCTATACTCTGCGTGAGTGTGAGCAGCATATCACCGGCAACAACACCAAGCATTTGATCCTCAAGTTGAAAAAGAAACCGGAGACCCGGCGGAAGAACAGGAGAAACCAGCCATGAGCATGAGATTGGAACTTTCTGACCTGCCGCCACGCTACCGGGCACAGGCGGAAAAGCAGCTTGCACAGAGAAGGTGCGGGGGCAAAGCTGCACCTGCATCGTTGGAAGCCGCTGTGAATGCCGCCAGATCGACCGGACACGAGTTTGACAGCCGGGGCGAGTATGACTACTACATGGGAACTGTTCTGCCCAAAGTCCAGAGTGGCGAGGTCGTGAAGGTAGAGCTGCACCGCAGGTTTACTATGCTGCCGGAAAAAGAATACGGCAATGTGAAGCTCCCGGCGGCGCACTATACCCCGGATTTTGTGCTGACCTATGCTGATGGCACGGTTGAGGTGGTGGAAGTGAAAAGCAAATTCACCCGGCGGCAGCAGCGTGATTACATCCACCGCCGCCGTATGTTTATCGATCTTGTGGCAGAACCGCAGCACTGGCGGTTTATTGAGCATATCACGCCAGATACGGCGGAAGAAATCAGAAAGTGGAAGCGCCTGGCCGAACAGGCGGGAAAGGATTCATCATGGGAAAAAGCAGGGCAAGGATGCCAGCATTCTACCGGCAGAGCATCCAGAATGCAGTGAATCAGCAAATCAACATCGGCAAGTCGAAGCACCGCACGACGCTGAACCGTGAGGCAATCGGGCAGGTCGTTTCGTACTGCGCAGTTGCCGCGGCACATGATCTCTGGGACTGGGGAGAGAAAGAATCTACGCTCCTGACCTTGAAGATGAACAATGCTGCATCCAGGTATATCATGGATCACGACAAGTACGGTGCACCGGAAGCCCTCAAGCGGCTGGAAGCACGCACTGCCCACCTGATGCCGGAAGAATTTTGGCTCCCGGCGGGTGGTCTGGTAGGCTCTGAAAAAAAGCTGCGTGTTCTGGCTGAACGCCGGGACGCTGCAAAGATGATCGTTCGTTTCTTTGCGGAATCACTGGAAGAAATGGAATATACCCCTGAACAAATTGAGGCCGTGAAGGAAGAAATCAAGAAAAATTACCAGCAGTTCCTCGGCTGGGTGGACGATGGCGGAGAAGAATTTGCCTATGATCGTCTGCGCCGTGTCATTGAGGACATTTACGGCGTGGGTGCCATGGTGGAGCACATCAAGGGCGAAGAACCCATTTTCGGAGAACCCCTTTTCAAGAAAGATTTTTGATTTTTTGGGAGGACTGAGCAGTGAAAGTACACGAGGCGGAGGCAATCTTGAAATATTATGCGGACATCCCGCAGCGGATAGAGATCATCCGCCGTCAGTGTACCGCACTGAGCGATGAAGTGGACCCTATGCGGGGCATGGGCACCGATGGAATGCCCCGCGGCGGAACACCTGGGGACAGCACGGCGGCGATGGCCTGCCGGATGGATGAACTGGGAATTGGAGACCAACTACGTCAGCTGGAACGGCAGCGGGCTGTGTTGCTGGAAGATCAGAACATTATCCGGGGACAAATGAACCGGCTGGACAGTGGCCACAATCTGATTTTAACGGAGTTCTACATCAGCCACAAAAAATGGCACGAAGTACAGCAGAAAGTTCCATACAGTGTGCAGCACTTGAAGTACCTGCGAAACGTCGCTCTTGCACAGCTGGGAAGGAACCTGGAACGGATCCCGGAGTGCGCCGCTTTATTATCGCGTGCGTTAAACACGCGCGAGGGACAGCGCCGAGCGGATGCATGGGCAGAGGGCGACATTCTCTTATAGGCAAAGCGGCCTGCGGGACTTTATGTGTAGGCACTTCCGCAAAATCGTGTCCGATGGTCGTAGAAAAACAAACACGACTACCCCGAAAATCTGAAAACAGGCATAGAAATAACCCGGCGGGCAGTTGGCCTACCGGGTTTTGTGCAAAGGAGAGCAAAATGAAAATCAAAATCGAGCTTGAAGGAGACATGATAAGCCTGCGGGAATATGCCGTCAGAACCATCACGAAAGAAATCGTAAAGACCGGGATCAAAGAGAAACAGACGTGGTATAACGAGGAAGCAATCCGGCACGAGTTTGACGATGCTGGGGTGGGCAGGCTGGTCAGGTGTTGGCTAAAAAATGTTTGGCCGCTTCCACAGCTACGTCTTTTGCGATGGAGGTTATCACATCGACGCTGAGAGCGCCGGCTTTTTTGGCAACGCTTTTGACCTTCGACCAATTTGTGTCAGACCGGATATTTTCAAGAAAGTTATGCCCGGCGGGGGTCAATTCCCGGACATTGACACGGTATTGCTCCGGGTGAGAGCCAGCACAAAGGGCGATAAGCCCAGATTCGGCACAGTATTTCACGGAATAAAGAATGTCGTCATTGTCAAATCTGGATTCAAGCTCGATTTGATAAGCGGGCGGATCAGTAGGATCTTCGCCAAGCATATCAAGAATATCGGCCCTTGCATAGCGAATGAAGTAGCAATAGTGGTCAAAATCCGTGTGTTCTTCCACGCAGAGCATAACAGCGCGGACGCAATCCATGTTTAACTTCATACAAACCATCCTTTCAACACCATAAGCCCGTCAGGTCATCGACCTGGCGGGCTTTTTGGATTTCGTGATTTACTTTTCGTGTGGCGGCTGGTCATCCGGCGGAGCGTTGCGCTTGAAGATGATCTGCGGTTCGTTCGGATCCCGGCCTTCCTCTTTGGCGTTCTGGGCGATTTCGTCCATCAGGCCGACAGGAAAACCGTTTTCGTCGAGCGGCCCATCGTAACCGGTGAAGTCAACGACGTTCACGCAGGGCGGTTCGGGGATGGTTTTGTAGTATCTGCCGTCCTCATAGTTCTGATCCGTGACCCGGTTCCAGTAACCAATGTCTCCGTGCTGCTCCTGGGCAGCTTCCATCGCTTCCCGTGCCTGTTCTTCAGTCAATCCGTCGAACAAGAGCCGGGAGCCATCAGCAAAGGCAGCGACCAGCCGCCAAGGGGCAAAAAATTCAGCTTCGTCCATGAAAATGCTCCATTTCGTGCGATTTTCGTGAATGAGTTGAAGTTTTGAGCACGGAAAAGTCCAATTCATTCACAAAAAAGTGAATTTCGTGTACGAAAAATCATAATCTGCAAACAAGATATGATATTTTGAACACAAAACTTTCTATTTTGATTTCGTGGGGATGTACCCATTCAGGCAGCGATTGAAACCGCGTTTCGTGAGCGCGGCGGTGATCCGGTCATCCGGGAAGTAGAAAACAAGTTCGTTTTCGCTCAACAGACCAGACCCGGCGGGGTACTGAACACCGGAATACCAATCCGTTTCCATGTCATACTTGCGGTGCAGGTACTTGTAAACGTCGCGCTGGGCTTTGTCGAACACCTCCACGAAAGAGAAGGATGCACAAGGCGGCATCTCTTTTGCCAGCATGGGTGCGTTCTGCGCCAGCCATGCAGCCATTACGGTTTTGGCTGCATTTCGTTTCGGCTTGCCTTCCCGGTGCACAAGATCCAGCAGCTGCACAACAAAGGGCTTTGGCAGATCGTTCAGCACTTCTTCCAGCGGGTACGGATTTTCGTGCAGCAGGGGCGACGTGCGCAGCTCCGGCACGAGATCCAGATCGTGACAGGTTACAGGCTTCTGGCGGTCGTCGATGCGCTCACTGGTGTAATACAGCATATCTTTGATTGCGTTCTGTGCCGCGTCGGAAAGCTGCTCCACCAGAGCAACACTGTCTGCAAAGCTGATCTGCGCCTCGTTTCGTTCGCCGATGCTGCGGCCCGTCTTATAGGCCGCATCAATGATACCAAGCTCCATAGCCAGCCGGAAAATGTGCTTGCAGGGCTTTTTGCGCTTTACAAAATCGTTGCAGGTGCAGCTTGCAAGGCTGGTCTGGTACGGCTCTTTGCCGGATCCATAGAAAACCCCGGTTTCGTGTTCCTTGTCCACAGAAAGCGGGCTTGTCTTGCTCTGCTGGGCGCTGGCAAAGCGCTTTTCTTCGTCAGTGTCTGCGGGATGCTCTGTCCAGGGGCCGAAGGCGGGAATCATAGTCATAACGGGAAACCTCCTTTTCGTGTTTCGTTACTGTCATGATAGAACAAAACGCAAACAAAAGCAATAAAAGGCAAGAAGATTTCGTGCAGAGGCACCAGAATGACCCCGGCGGGCTGCCGGGAAGATGGGGCGGGGCTGCTTTACGGTGCCTGCCCTGCCAGAGCCTCCGGGTTTGCGCTCAGACGTGGACGGTGGGCAGAGCTACCAGGTCGGCGAGGCGGGGCACGGTCAAGTGGTGACGTTCTGTCACCGGTTCCGGGCACTGGTGCTCTGGTTCTTCATGGTTGCTGCTCCTTTTCGTGATACTGGATTTCGCGATACTCCCGGCGGCTGCCGGGGCTGGCTGTCAGAACGGCAGGCCGGTATAGTTGCGCATGGGAATGGCATCGGCGGCGGGCACCAGCATATTGAGCAGTTGCCGGTATAAAGCCGGGTTTGCTGCACGCTGGGCACGGAAGTCCTCTAGGAATTGCGCCTGTGCTGCCAGATCGGCCAAGTTTTCGTCATCCATGTTGTAGCATTGGCATTGATCCGGCCCAGCGGAGTATATCCAACATCGAACCATGAAAATACCTCCTTTCTGTTTCGTGATGTTCCCGACGTAAATGCCGGGAAGATGGGGCGGGGTTACTTTGTCCGGTGCAGCCCTGCCAAAATATCCGGTTCTGTGTTAAGCGTTCAGCTGTAAAAACGTGCTCTGCGTGGGGATCAGGTGCCGGGTGAGGGTGTCGGTGTAGCTGGCCTCCCCCTCGTAGCTGTCAACCACCCGGCGGTCTGCGGCGGCCATATCGTGATAGCTCTTTTTGCCATAGGTGGGCGGCAGCCAGCCTTTGCGCTGTCCGGCGTAGAGGTTGAAGGACTTCAAAACGTCCGTGTTCGTAAACTCGATGTGGCAGGTGCCTTTCTTGTAAAACGTGGCGGTGAAATAGTGCAGCTGGATCTTCTGGGTCTGGCCGCTCTTTTCGGCGGCATCCAGGACGGCGCGGAGTTCGTCCCCATTGTAGGGCTTGCCGTTCGTGTCCAGGAAGTGCAGCACCCGCTCGATCTGGGCAACATGGCCTGTTGCGTTGTACCGGGGGCAGAAACGCCCATCGTATGTATCAAAGGCGTTGCAGCGGAAAATCACCTTGCGGTTGATCTTGTACGCGGAGTTCGTGCACCAGCCGTTGTAATAATGCACATTCTTGCTGTACTCGTCGTTATAATGCAGGTTCGTCCAGTCGTCGAACAGCTTTATAATTTCGTGGTCGATGCTGGAAAGAAGATTTCGTGAAATTTCTTCCCGGACGGTCAGAATGTTGTACGCGCTGAAGTCGTAGCCTTCAAGCTCTTTGATTCGCTTCTGGTAATCCTGCTGCATTTCGTAGGTCATCGCATCGAACAGCTGCGGCATTTCAAACAGCTGTTTCCAGTACATCCCGCGCAGTTCCCGGATAGCGTCGTTATAAGATTTCGTGAAAGCCATCACAGGGTTTTCTTTCTTACCAGCGCCGGCAGAGGAAAACAACGACTTGATTCCGTTGTACTCTTCATAGATCCGGCGCACACCCTCTGCGGCGGCGTTGTACCGCTCAATGGCTGCCGTGATGGGGTCGGAAGATACCAGGGCGGCAAACTCCGGGTTTTCTTTCAAGCGCTCTGCGGTTTCGTTTTTCAGATCCAGCCGGATCCGGCTCACCGGCTCCCGGTCGGGAATGTCCACCGACACAAGCGCCACCTCCACGCGGGCGGCGCGGCGGGCGTTCTTGAACGCATCCGGGATATATTTTACCGTGGCGTGCAGCTCTTCCAGCTTTGCGGCCAGCTCTTTCCGCTCGTTGGTGCAGGGGTTGCGCAGGGTTTCGGCGTTCAGCAGGCACCGCACCTTGCCGCCGTCCTGCATGACATCCAGCGCTTTGAGCAGGTGCGCGGCACCGGCGGAGAAAGGCGGATTCATGACGATTGCGGCGTATTTCGTGGTGGGGCGGAAGGTCAGAAAGTTATCATGCACCACCCGAAAACCGTCTTTCTTCAGCACGGCGCGGAAGTCGCTGGAAAGCTCGATGCAGTCAAGCTCTGCGCTTCGTGCCTTTTCCTTGTCGTAGCGGTCAACCTCGCCGGTTTTATAGTCGTGGTGGACGTTGAACGCCAGAGCGTGAACCTGACGCGCAAGCGCTCCATCACCGGCGGACGGTTCAAGGATGGGTTTCGGGTAGGTGGTGAACCCGGATTTTACTTCCCGCAGGGAAAAGACCATATCAAAGGCCAGACTGTCCGGCGTGGGGTAGAAGTCCAGGGCATCGTTGGGGGTGGTCATGGTGTAAACCTCTTTTCGTGTTTCGTGATATGCCCGGCGGAATGCTGGGCGGTGGGGCGGGGCCGCTTTGTCCGGTGCGGCCCTGCCAGGGCATCCGGTTTCGTGTCAGGCGTTGAGCTGGTAGCCGCGGCGGGCGCAAATGAGGCGGAGCCGGGCGGCGGCGATCTGCTGGCGGACCTCTTCGGGCCTGCCGGTGCACTGGGCTTTCCGGCGCAGGTCTTGCAGTGTCCACTGCTGACGGATGATCTCGCGGGCCTGTTCAAAGATGTTGTCAAACTTCTTCATGATTTCGTTCTCCTTTCGTATCATGCAAACAGGCGGTTGCATACCTGCTGTATTTCGTCGTTCGCCTTCATCGGGGCAATGAGCACGGAAACGGCGGCTTTCTTCGGGTCTACGGTGTCCGTTGCCAGGATGGGCGCAAACGGGCTGTTGCTGCTGTGGTAAACAAATTCGTGATGATCCACAAAAGCGTCATACTCCGAATTTATCATGATGGGCCGGGATCCGTTGCGGAACATTCGGAACGTGCCCCAGACTTTGCCCTTTGCTTCGACTTCCTGCAAGATCGAAGTGCGTTTGACTTCTTCTTTGCAGGCGCTGAACTTCTGGAACATCTGCGCGGCGGTCAGCTGGTGCGGATCGTTGACCACAAACCCGGCATCACTGGAAACGATGGTCACGCCGTCGGCGGGTGCGTCCTGCATGGTCACGGGCTGGATAACATCCCGGTAAAGGATGGCGGGCAGCTTGAACGCTGCATAGCCTGTGATGATGTACACGCTGCCGCTCTGGCAGGTGATCCGAACGGCGTTGCGGCTTTTTGCCTGCCCTTTCAGATAGGCGGTGATCTTCTTCACGTTCAGCCCGGCGGGGGTGCTGGTTGCTCTTTTCATATTGCAAAAACTCCTTTTCGTTTTCGTTCTGTTTTTCATGCCCGGTGCGCTGCCGGGGTAGTGGGGCGGGGTTGCTTTGCCCGGTGCAGCCCTGCCAAAATATCCGGTTTCGTGGTGGTGGGTCATGCCAGCAGCCCGGCGGCGATGCTTTCAAAGTCCAGCTGTTTCACGGGCGCTTCATCCGGCGCGGCTATGGCGGCGGGGGCCTGCTTTGCGTCCTCTACGGCCTTCCGGGTCTTGCGCCAGGCATCCAGCGCGGCGGCCTGACCCTTGCGGTCGGTTTCGGGGACAGCCAGGAAAGCGGCCTTTGCTTCCCGTTCTGCCTTGCGGAGCACATCCGGGGCGGGCTTTTTCGTGGCGGTGGGCTTGCTGGCCTTTTTCGTGGGCAGCGGATCGACGTGCAAAAGCTCCGGCAATTCGTGGTGCTCTTCGGTGATGATGGGGGCCGGGGTGCTGGCGGTCTGCTCTGCTGCTGCCTTTGCGGCCTTGCGTTCTGCGGCCAGCTTTTTGTTATACTCCATAATGGCGGCGACAGATCCGAAGCGGCCGGCGGGGGCCTGCTTTGCGTCGTGTACCTGCAAGCAGCTGAACAGGTGCGATTTCGTGGGGTAGAAATGCGGCGCGGGGGCTGCTTCCTTGCCTTCGGCTTCAGCGGCTTCCCGCTGGGCCTTGCTGGGGCGGGTGGTGTACTTCCACAGGTAGCATTCAATCAAATGCGTTTCGCCCTTCTTGACGCTCTTGCCTTCTTTCTTCCAGTGATCGAAGGTGTGCAGCTCTGCCGCTGCAAGGATGATTTCAACGTCTGCGATGGTGGCGGGCTGTTCGTCGCCGTTCTCGTCGGTGGTGACTGCGTTTGCAGCCATTGCGGCGATCTGCTCCGGGGTGTGGTGCGCGGTGGCGATGGCGTGCAGGGTGGCGGGGTCCAGCTTCGCGGCTTCGTTCATGATGATCTGATTGTTGGTCATGCCTTTCATGGTTCGTTCTCCTTTGTTCGTTGTGGTTGATGTTCGGGATGATCTCCCGGCGGCTGCCGGGGTAGTGGGGCGGGGCCGCTTTGTCCGGTGCGGCTCTGCCAGGGCATCCGGTGGGCATTCAGCCCAGAAGCGCGGCCGCGGCATCCTGCCAGGTGGGAAAGCTGTAGAATGTGCGGCGCTCTGCGTTGGTGTTCTCGCTGGTGATTCGTGCGGCGATCCGCTGCCCGGTGCGGGGGTCCCACCCTTCCAGCCGATACCCGGCAGCCTGCAGGCGCTGGGCTGCGGCGTTCTCTGCCTTGTTGCGCTGGCGGATCTGTTCAAGTGTCATCATGGTGCAGGCTCCTTTCAATCTTCGGCGCAGCCGTGGCAGTAAAGCGCGTCAATCACTTTGTCATCGCTGAAATCTTCCGGGGTGCCGTTCGCGTCAACCACCAGGTCAACGCGGTCATAAATCCGCAGATCGGTTTTTGCATCGACGGTAAAAAACCAGTCGTCACCGTCCAGCGCATCGGTGCACCAGACTTCAACCGCGCCGTCATCGGTGGCGGTCATGCCCTGCACAATGGCCGGGGCGATGTAGCGGCCCAGGGGGCCAACGGTGTAGGGGCATTGCGCCGCGGCCTTTGGTGCGGTGCCTGCCAGCAGTGCGGCCGCCAGTGCGGCGGCGGTGGTGATCTTCTTTGCAAGTTTCATGTTCTATGCTCCTTTGCTTTTCAGGTTTGCCCCGGCGGGCTGCCGGGGTAGTGGGGCGGGGCCGCTTTGTTTGAGCGGTGCGACCCTGCCAGGGCATCCGCTTGACTTTACCGCCTTTCGGTGGTAAACTGGCTTACAAGATGCGTTGTGGAAAATTCATCTTGCAAGCCTGTCACCTGCTTTAGTGGGTGGCGGGCTTTTTTGCTGCCTGCTTCTTTTTCCACTCTGCCAGGTAGGCGGCCCAGATCGCTTTTTTCAAAGCGGCGGGGAGTTTGAAAAATTCAATGCTCATGTGTGCTTTTCTCCTTTCGGCTTACTCGCAACCGTCCGGCTGTTGCCCGGCTCGCTTGCTGTGGCCGCATTCTAGCATGACGGAATGCCGCTTGTCAAGCATGACGGAATGCTTTCTACGTTTTGCACAAAAGAATGACGGAATGCTTGTTGATTTTTGCATGGCGGAATGCCGCTTTTTTTGCTATAATAAACGCAGGCGCGAAAGAGGTGATATAATGCCTATCTCGGACAAAAAGAAAATTTCAAACAGCCGGTATATTGCAAAATGCGATTCAATCCAGATTCGCCCACCAAAAGAACGCGGCGACGAAATCAGAGCGGCCGCAGCCGCAGCGGGTCAAAGTATGCAAAGCTATATTTTACAGGCTTGTGCCGAAAGAATGACCCGTGATGGATTCACCCCGGTGGAATCCGGGGAAGAAGGGGGACTATAGGGGGTTACCGGGGAGAGTTCTAGCCTGCTAGGTTAAAGCCCTACACCTGCTTCTCACTCCCGTTAGGTGGAGAATCTGACCCCTCCGGCAAACGTCCAAAACCGGCCCGGATGGAGCACCGCCAGCGCCAGCCGTGACGCTGGAACGCCGACAGCGGGAACGGTGCCAGCGCTGACCATGCCCACCGGCACCGCCAGCAGATCAGCCACACCACCGGCACCGGGACGCACCCCGCCGGAACCATTGCCGCCAGTGCAGACCAAAGGCCAGAGCAGCAGCGCACGCCGCGCCGTCTGCCCTGGCCTTTTTCTTTTGCCCATCTTCCCGCCGCTGGCCCTGCTGCCTGCCCGCTGCACCGGATCGCCTGCCGGATCGGTGCGGATCAGTGACGGCCCGGCCCGGTCGATGGCCCCGCCGGCACCCCGCCGCCGCAGCAGATCACCCCGCCCACCCGCACCGCCAGCCAGAAGCAGACCGACACCAACAGCACCGCCAGCGCCGCACCGATGACCCCGCAGCCCACAAGCTGCACAGCCTGCACACCCTGCCAGACCTCACAGCAGCCAGCAGCCCACCGCCAGCACCTACCGACACCGCACCCCGCCAGCCCTGCCGCCCACCTGCCGCAGCAGATCACCCCGCCAACAGCCAAAAACCACCCACCGCAGCCCGCCGCCGGAGGGGTCAGATTCTTTACCTGACCGGCATATGGCCTTTGCAGTATAGCCAATAGCTAGGCTATAGCCGCCTTATCTAACCCCCTGCCCCCTTCCTTCTCCGCCTCGACGGCCTGCCGCTGCCCTGGGCACCGCCCACCGACGGCCCGGCACCGGCCCGGCCTGCCGTCGCCCCGTCCGGCCCCGCCGCCGGAAAGGTACTGCCCCCCGCCGGCGGGCGCGGTGCGGGTTCCGAAGCCCCAAAATATTTCTAGGTGCAAAATTTTTTGAAGGGCTTCCGCGTTTTGACCCCCAAAAAAGGGGTACGGATCAAAAAAATTGTAAGTTCGGGGCGAACATGGCGGTAACGTCACCGGGATGGTGGACGCTTACAATTTGTACGCAACTCACGTTTTGCCGGTGCCAACAAATCATTCCGGTGTGATCTTGTTGAGGCCAACAAAATCGGGATAGACCATCTTGCCGGGGCTGGCAAAATGGTGGCTATGTCATAAAGTGTTTACATTTGAAAGCCCCAACCGGCAAAAGATAAGACGTTATAAGACGGTTTTGGTGCTATACTTAGTACAGTGGAATTATGGAGAGAGGCCCCACGGCGGCGAACCGAGGGGCCTTTTTCATACACTGTTGCTTACAAGTTGTAAGCGACCCGAAGAAATGCCGCAGGACCGGCGGCGAAACTGAATGCTCTGCCTGGATGATTTGCCAGACGGGGCATTTTTTATTGGAGGAAAACCAAATGGCAAGGCGAAGCGATGAGCGCGATGCCGCCCGCGCTGAGTACATTGCCCGGATGGAGAAAGACGGAGAAGTGAATCTTCGGCAGCTGGCGGACGATCTCCATCTTAAATATGATACGGTCCGCCGCTGGAAGGCAAAGGACGGGTGGGGCCCGCCCGCACCCCGGAAGCCCGGCGGACAGCCGGGAAACAAAAACGCCGTGGGCAACCCCGGCGGCGGGGCACCTGTCGGGAATGAGAATGCAATGAAGGATGGAGCCTATGCGACCATCTTCTTTGACAAGCTCACCCCGGAAGAAAAACAGATCGTAGAGAATGCGCCTCGGAACAGCACCGAGCTGACTTCCCACGAAATCGGTGTACTGCTGCTCCGGGAAAAGTACATTCTGGACAAGATCAAAGAGTATCAGGCTTTACCGCCTGACCAGATGATTACATCCAGCGTCATGGATATGCGAGTACCCGGCGGACGTGGCAAGCGGAAGCGGGACGGCGCAAACCAGCAGATCGGTATGTATCAGAAGGAGACCCCGGCACAGCGTATCTTGCAGCTGCAGGAAGCCTTGAACAAAATTCATGGCCGCATCCTGTCTGCGGCGGCCCAGATGCAAAAAAACGAAATGGACAAGCTGCACCTGGAAACCGAACAGCAGCGGCTTGAACTGCTGCGCATCCGGGCGACCGGCGAGATCGGAGAACCGGGGGACGGTGACAAAGATGCTGTACACGAGTAAGGCCGTTGGCGAATGGCTGGGCATCACTGACCGTCAGGTGCGGAACCTGCGGGATCAGGGCGTGCTGTCCGAAGTCCGACCCGGTGTCTTTGACATGAAGGTCTGCGTCCGGCAATACCTGAACTTCAAGATCGGCAACAAAGACGATCAAGCCCGCCTTGTTGCTGCCCGTGCCGAGAGGGAGGAAACCCGCGGCAAGATCGAGAAAATGCGGATGGAGGAAGCCCAAGGCGACCTGCACCGCACCGAGGACGTGGAACGCGCCCTGAAAACCATCTTTGCAAATTTCAAGAACAGGCTGGAAACCATCCCGACTAAGTACGCAAGTACCATGGCCCAGCTGACCGACCCGGCGGAAGCCCACGACATTCTGCAAAAAGCAGTGCAGGAAGCACTTGTGGAATTGAGTGACCCCGAAATTGCGCTGGCAGCACCAGCGGGGGAGGAACCCGAAGATGAGCAGGAAGAATAAATGCCGGGGTTGTGTCTGGGGCACCCGGCTGAATGAGATCCAGCAGTTCTGCCCGTTCGGCGGCTGTGTGAAGAAAGGCGGCGGCAGCAATGGCAATGATCCACCTGGAACCGCAGACTGCACAGATGTTCAGCCGGGCGCTGGGTGCGCTGAAGCCGCCCCCGAACCTGACCCTTAGTCAGTGGGCAGATAACTACCGCCGCTTGTCGGCAGAAGCATCCGCAGCACAAGGCCGCTGGAATACGGACAATGCACCCTTCCAGCGGGAGATCATGGATGCCATCGGGGATGTCCATATCCGCAAGGTGGTAGCCATGATGTGCGCCCAGTCCGGCAAGACGGACGGCCTGATTCTGAACACCATCGGGTACTACATGAGTTACTACCCGGCCCCTATCATGATCGTGCAGCCTACGGTGAACCTGGGCGAGAGCTTCAGCAAAGACCGTCTGGCTACCATGATCCGGGACACTCCGGTGCTTCGGGGCCTTGTGGATAACAAGAGCCGCTACTCCGGCAACACGATCATGAAAAAGAACTTCGCCGGTGGTCAACTGACCATCGTTGGCGCAAACGCCCCGACCGATCTGCGCGGCCGCCCCATCAAGGTGCTGCTGGCGGACGAGGTGGACGCTTACAAAGCCAGCGCCGGCAAAGAAGGCGACCCGGTCATGCTGGCCGAGCAGCGTCAAACGACCTACTGGGATTACAAGACGGTGCTGGTATCGACCCCCACCGACAAAAACAACAGCCGCATTTTGGACGAGTTCAACGCATCCACCCAAGAGGAATGGACGGTGCCTTGCCCGAACTGCGGCTTTTATCAGCCCTTTGTTTGGGACAACATGGTATTCGATAAAGACAAGTGGCCGGAAGGCGGCGTGCAATACCGCTGCGCCGAGTGCGGCTGCCTTGACAACGAATACCGCTGGAAGAAGAACAGCCTGAAAGGCAAGTGGCACGCAGAGCACCCGGAACGGGCGGTGCGGGGCTTCCACATGAACAAGATAGGCTCGACCCTCTGCGGGTGGGACAAGATCGTGGAGGACTTTATTGCCGCTGACCTGGATGCACAGCGCGGCGATTACGAGAAGATGCAGGTCTTTGTGAACACCGACCTGGGCTTGCCGTGGGAGGAACCGGGCGAAGCGGTGGAGGCAAACAACCTGCTGGACCGCCGCGAGTTCTACGAGGCCGAAGTCCCGGACGGCGTAGTGTACCTGACGGCTGGTGTCGATACCCAGGATAACCGCTTCGAGGCCGAAGTGGTGGGCTGGGGTATCGGCAGAGAAAGCTGGGGCATCCGGTACCAACGCATCTACGGCGACCTGAAACGCGGTCAGGTGTGGGCAGACCTGGACGAGTTCCTTTCCCGTACATGGAAAAAGAAAGACGGCACGGAACTGTCCCTGCGGTCTGTCTGCATGGACAGTGGCGGCCACTTCCCGGATCAGGTCATCCGGTTTTGCAAAGAACGGGAGGAACGGCATATCTGGGCCATCAAAGGCCGCGGCGGCATGGACGTACCCTACCTGCGCAACCCCACTCAGAACAACCGCGTCAAGGGCGAACTGTTCACCTTGGGCGTTGACACCGGCAAGAACCACGTCCTTGCCCGGCTGAAAGTGCTTATCAAAGGCCCAAACTACTGCCACTTCCCGGCGGCAGAAGATGCCGGGTATGACGAAAATTATTTCAAGATGCTTACTGCGGAACACAAGGTCACACGCTGGAAGTCTGGCCGCAAAGTGGAACGGTGGGAGCTGAAGGATCCGGCGCAGAAACGTAACGAAGCATTTGACGTGCGGAACTACGCGACGGCTGCGCTGGAAATCAGCAACCCGCCCGGTCTGGAAATCCCCGGTGAGGATGCACAGCGTCCTGCACAACAGCGCCAGTACCGCAGAAGGAGATCGGGAGGTATCTAACCAATGCCTGTTATTTCAAAAGAGACCGCCCAGCGGCACCTTGATATGTGGCTGGAAGCTGAGGCTGCCGTATCGACCGGGCAGAGCTACCAGATCGAGCAGATGGTCTTGACCCGCGCCAGCCTGAAACAGATCCGGGAAAGCATTGCTTTCTGGGAAAAGAAAGTGGCTGAAGCGGAAGCGGAGGAAAGGGGCCGGGGCAGAAACCGGATCTACCACTTCTCTCCGCATGACGTGTAAGGAAGGTGGAGCACATGGCGAATTTCCTTGATAAGGCCATTGCGGCAATCTCCCCCGAAAAGGGGTATCGCCGCGCTGTGGCCCGCACGGCGCTGTCTGTCATAAACAACGGTACCGGCTACGGAAACTATGGAGCTTCCCACACATCCCGCTCTATGCGGAGCTGGCACGTTGGCGGCGGCAGTGCAAAAGAGGACATCGAGGACAATCTGGAAACACTGCGCAAGCGGAGCCGGGATGCTTACATGGGTATCCCACTGGCAGCCGGCGCAATCAAGACCCTGCGCACTAATGTGGTGGGGAGCGGCCTTGTGCCGACACCCCAGGTCGATGCGGACTATCTGCACCTGACCGAGGAACAGGCTGACCATTTGCAGGCGGAAATTTCCCGCGAGTTCAGCTTGTGGGCGGATAGTGCGGCCTGCGATGCAAGCGGCATGGATAACTTCTGGCGGCTGCAAACACTGGCATTCACCAGCTTCCTGATGAACGGTGACGTATTTGCAGCAGTGCAGTTCAAAGAACGTGGGAACTGGCCGTATGCCTTGCAGCTCCGGTTGATCGAGGCTGACCAGGTGTGCAGTCCTGACCGCACAGACAGAATGAATCCCTGCAAGGTGGACGGTATCAATGTGCACCAGATCGTTCAGGGCGTGGAAACGGACAAAGACGGCGCAGTCATTGCCTACTGGGTAGCCAGCAGGCACCCGCTGGCCTATGATAATCCGCTGCCCCTGACATGGACGCGGGTAGAAGCCCGCGACAAAGAAACGGGAGAACAGAACATCCTGTGTGTCACCCAGAGGGAACGTGCCGGGCAGCGGCGCGGCGTTCCCCTGCTGGCACCGGTACTGCCCACGATGAAGCAGATGGGCAGATATACGGATGCAGAGTTGGCCGCGGCCATCGTGGCATCATCTATCACGCTGTTTATCAAGCATGATAACCCGGTCAGCGGAGCACCGTTTGGTGAGGATCCGTCCGACAAGGCGGAGGACCCGAACACTCCGCCTGATGAACTGGCAATCAACCTTGCGCCGTCTGCGGTGTTTGACCTTGCGCCCGGCGAAACACCGGACACGTTTGACCCGAAACATCCGACCACGACATATGACGGATTTATGTCAGCTATGTCCAACCAGGTGGCGACGGGTATTGAAGTGCCCAGCGAGGTGCTTTATAAGAAGTTCAGCTCCAACTACTCCGCAAGCCGCGGTTCTCTGAACGAGTTTTGGAGAACGTGCGATGTGATGCGGGACAGCTTTGCAGCGGACTTCTGCCAGCCGACATACGAAAAGTGGTTTGCCGAAGCGGTAGCCCGTGGACGTATCAATGCGCCGGGCTTCTTCGATGATCCGGCTGTTGCAAAAGCCTATATGGCCTGTAACTGGAACGGCCCGGCACGCACCAATCTGGATGCGAAGAAAGAAATCGAGGCGGCTATCCTGCGTATGGAACAGGGCATTTCCACTGCCGAACAGGAAACGGCACAGATGACCGGCGGAAGCTGGCGGGCCAATATGCGGCAGCGCAAAAGTGAAATGGAAAAAATGAAGGAGGTAGGTTGCAATGGGCAAAGCCAATTCCCAGACGAACCCCAAGTCAACGAATAATAAGTTCTGGCAGTTCCGCAATCTGGCCGACGATGACCAGAAAGCGGAACTGCTGCTTTATGGCGATATTTCTGAGCGCAGCTGGTGGGAGGACGCAGCGACCCCGAAACGGTTTGCGGACGACCTTGCCGCCCTGGGCGATGTGAAAGAAATCACCGTATACATCAACTCCGGCGGTGGTGACGTTTTTGCGGCCCAGGCCATTGGCAATATGCTGGAACGCAATGCCGCTACCGTGACCGCCCACATTGACGGGCTGTGCGCAAGCGCCGCCACCATCGTTGCCTGCCATGCGGACAAAGTTGTGGCAGCGGCAGACGGCAGCTACATGGTTCATCCGGTCAGCATGGGCGTTTGCGACTACCTGACCGCAGAGGACATGAAGAACTGTCTGAAAGCACTTGAAACCATCCGCAGCAGCATCATTGCTCTGTACGCCAAGAAGTCCGGTAAAACTGAGGATGAATGCGCCAAGTGGATGGACGAAACAAACTGGTGGACGGCAACGGAAGCCAAAGAAAAAGGCTTCGTGGACGAGGTGGATGACGATGCAGAAGATTCCGTTGTGGAAAATCGCAATGGTGTTCTGTTCGTCAACAGTATCAGCATGAACACCCCGTTCAACGAAGCGCCCAATTTTGTCAGAAGTCGGGTCACGGAAAAACCTGTGAACCGGCCTGAAAATATGAACCCGGCGGAAAAGCCGGAACGCAATGACCATGGGGAGGTAAAAGACATGGACATCAAGACCACGGATGATCTCCGCAAGGCGTACCCGGATCTGGTAGCCAACATCGAGAACGAGGCTACCACTGCCGAGCGTACCCGCATTCAGGAGATCGAGAATGCAACTCTGCCCGGTGCAGAGGATCAGGCCAACGAGGCGAAGTTTACGAAGCCCGTTGATTCTGCGTCCTTTGCAAAGGCTGTCATTGCCAGCATGAAGGCAAAACAGCAGGAGCAGAGCAAGAAATACCTGAAGAATGCAAAGGAGGCTGCGGAGAACTCCAACGCCAACAGCATCGACAACACGCCGCCCGCAAACCCTGAAGCCGAGGATGAGGAAAACAAGGCATTCATGAATGCAATCCGCAAGGCTAACGGCGTGAAGTAAGGAGGACGGAACTATGAGCATGGATCTTGCAAGAAAAGATTTCAGCACGGCCCCGGAATATTTCATTGCCGGAACCGACATCGGCATCGCAAAGGCCACCAAGACGGCCAGCGCAGCGGTTGAAGCACACGCCCCTGTTCTGATTGAGGGCGGAAAGGTGAAGCCCATCGCCAAGGTGGACGGCAGCAATCCGTTGTCCGTTACTGGGCTGTACGGCATCACCGCAGACAGCGCAGCAGCAGACGAGGAAGTGCCGGTCTATCTGACGGGTGAGTTTTTCGCCGACGGTCTGGCACTGCCTGAGGGCGTAAAAGCGGCAGACGTTGAAGTTGCTCTGCGCAATCTGGGCATCTTCCTGAAGTGAGTAGGAGGTAACAACAACTATGGCTAACGAAATCAGTATCTATGAGCCTCGGTATCTGGCCGAGGTCGTGCGCACCACTCCTCTGGTACGCACTTTCTTCCTGGACAACTATTTCACCAACGTCAAGACCTTTGCCACCAAGAGCGTGGACATCGACGTGGTGAAGGGCGACCGCCGCATGGCTTCCTTCGTGCATCCTCTGGTCGGCGGTCAGGTGCTCAAGAATGAGGGCTACCAGACCGAGAGTTTTACTCCGCCCCTGATTAACCCTCTGACTGTCACCACCGCAAACGACGCTTTGGAGCGTATGCCCGGCGAGGATCTGTATTCCGGCATGACCCCCGAAGAACGCGCCGCCAAGCAGCTGATCGAGGACTACCAGCGTCTGAACGATGCTGCAACCCGCCGCGAGGAGTGGATGGCAGTGCGCACCATCATGGACGGCCAGATTCCTGTCGTCGGCCCCGGCGTGAACAAGGTGATCGACTTCGGTTTCACCAACAAGGTGAAGCTGGAAGGTACGAAGAAATGGGGCGCATCTGCCGCTAAGCCTCTGGATGACCTGGAGGACTGGGTGGATCAGGTGCTGGAAAATGGCTTTGCCAACGTGGATCATGTTGTCATGGGTAAGACCGCTCTGCGCAACTTCCTGGCCGACACCAACGTGCAGAATATGCTGGACAACCGCCGCATCGAACTGGGCATCATCAACCCCAAGGATCTGCCCAACGGCGCGCGCTATATCGGCCACCTGAGCAAGCCTAGTCTGGACATCTACACCTACGGTGAGGTTTATCTGGACGACTGGACCGATCCTTCTGCTCCCGTTACCAAGCGGCTGGTGGATGACAATAAGATCGCTCTGATGCCCTCCAACCCGAACTTCATGCGTGCTTACGGCCTGACTTCCTACATCGACGACACCAAGCGCACTATCACCGCTCAGACTAACCGCCTGCTGCGCACCTATGTGAAGCATGGTCCTGACCGCATGATCCTTGAGCTGCAGACCCGTCCGCTGACCATCCCCGACAAGGTGGACAGCTGGCTGGTTGCTACCGTCTGCTGATACGGGAAGGAGCACGGATATGCTGGATGTTGACCAGAACTACGGCACACCGGACACTCCGAAGCCGTTTCCTACGTTCAAAGACTACGTTGCGCAGGATGTGCAGAACGTGATCTTCAACCCAAACGAGTTTGCAGAAGAACGGTACATAGATGATAAGTTGATGCTCTGCATCACGCAGCACCCCGGCGTACTTGAACGCCCGGCGCACTGGGAAGGCGGAGCAAAGCAGTCCTTTGACCAGGGTATGTACAAGGCTGACCTGCTGCTTTTCGTGAAGCAGAAGGACTACGGCCCGATGCCGAAGAGCGGCAAGCAGATCACATTGGACAAGAAACGGATCTACAGCATCAAATCCTGCTCTCTGAAAGCGGGTATGTATCGCATGGAACTGGAAAGGGTGAGGTAAGTTGGCATACTTCCATACCAACTATGACGCTTCCAGCCTGACGGTCTCCGTTGATGACGCGGAAGTGACCCGCGCTCTTGGCGTACTGGGAAACAAAACCCCGGCGGCGCTGAAGGTAGCCGTAAACACCACGGCGCGGCAGACGCGCAAGTTGATGCTGACCGAAGTGAAGAAGCGCTACGACCTGAACGCGGCCGGTAGACGCATGATCGAAGATCTGCGTCAGCGCCAGAAGGCCACCAACCGGCGGCCTACCGCTATCCTTGCTATTATGAAGAACGACCCCGGCGCATTCCGGGCAGACCTAGGCTATTTCAGAACCAGCCCCACAAAGCCCTTCATGGGCCCGTCTGTCCGCAATGCGCCGCCCGTTTTTCGGGCGCACGTCCTGAAAGGCAGTCCAATGATTGCTCTGGGCGGCACCAGCGATAAGAGCAAGGGCTTCTTGGTACAGTTCAAGTCGAAGCACATCGGCATGGTACAACGTCAACTCGGAGTACCTGCGGATAAGGACTACACGGAGAGCGGCAAGAAACGCTGGAAGCCGAACGAGAAGCTGGCAACACTGTCCAGTCCTTCCGGCTCCGCAATGCACCATACCGTGTGGGAGATGCAGGAACAGACCGTAGAACAGATGCTGCAGGACAACACCGAACGGCGCGTCCGGCAACTGATCGCCAATGCAAAACGAAAGGGTGTGATCTGATATGGCCGAAAAAATCACCGGCTATACCAGCGAAATGTGCCAGCAGGCCATGATTGACGAGCTGAAGGAACTGTTCCGGGACATGAAGTTCACGGGACAGGAGAGCGAAAAGTCGCTGAAAATCTTCAAACAGTTTATCCCGTCCCCGACCGATGATGACGACGATGTGGACACAAATGAATCCAACTTCCCGTGCATTATCGTATCAAGAACGAGCGGCGAGGTGGTGAACGAAAAGGATCCGCAACTGGTCCTTTTGCAGCTTATCATCTGCTGCTATGACCGGGGAACTGACCGGCAGGGATATGAGGATACGGGAAACATCATCGAAGCCATCATGCAGCACTTCAAGCGGAAGCCTGTTTTTGGCGAGGCTTTCAAAGTGGGATACCCCCGCAAATGGGAACTTTCGGATGATGACATGGACTTCTACTACTGGGGCATCGTCAACCTGATCTGCGAAACGCCAAACACCCTGAAAAACGAAGAAGTGGAGGCTTTGATATGAGCATCGAAAAGACCGAAAAGAAAACTGAGGTCGTGAAGGAAGCGCAGCCTGCGGCGAAAGCTGCTGGCGCTGTGGCATATTGCGGACCGACCGTCAAGGGCATTGCCCCGCAGTACACCGTATTCGTGGATGGTCTGCCCGAAAAGCTGAAAGAAAAAGTGGAACAGGTGCCGCTTCTGAAGGCACTGATCGTTCCGCTGGACAAGCTCGCTGAAATGCGGGTGAAACTGGAACAGGACGGCACCAGAGAAAATATTCTCTGCAACAAGGCTGCTGCCCTGATGAAGTAAGGAGGATACGACAGATGGCTATTTCGCATGGCTTTAACAAGACTGAAGCGGCGACCAGCGTCACCGCTCCGGTAACGGTCAACTCCGGCCTGCAGATTGTTGTGGGCACGGCCCCCGTTAATATGCTGGATGACCCGGAAGCAGCGGTGAACACGCCGCTGCTGGTGAATACCTTCAAAGAAGCCGCCGCCGCAGTGGGCTATTCCGACGATTTTGCAAAGTATACCCTGTGTGAGGCAGTGAGCGCCAGTTTTCAGGTGATGGGCATTTCCCCTATCGTCGTGGTCAACGTCCTGGATCCTGCGAATGCAAAGCACATCACTGAACTGTCCAACAAGACCGTTCAGGTGAATGACGGCATTGCAGAGATCGACGAGACCGGCATCCTGCTGAAAAAGCTGGTCGTGAAGAAGGAGCAGACCGTGCTCACGGCGGACGAGGACTATTCGGCCAGCTTCAATGATGATGGCACTGTGAGCATCGCCCTGGTCAACGGCGGCAAAGGCGACGGCGCAACGGCCCTGACTGTTTCCGGCTCCATTCTGGACCCGGCCAAGATCACCGCTGCCGACATCGTGGGCGGCGTGAATGCGGCCACCGGCGCAGAGACCGGCCTGGAAGTGGTAAGACAGGTATTCCCCAAGCTGGGCATGGTTCCTGGCATTCTGCTGGCACCCCGCTTCTCCAAGGATCCTATGGTGTGTGCTGCACTTCAGGCAAAGTGCCGCAAGATCAACGGCGTTTTCGATGCTGTGTGCTTTGTTGACATTGACAGTTCTGCTTCCGGTGCACGCAAGTACACCGACGTTGCAAACCAGAAGGTGAAGCAGGGGGCAACTTCTCGTGAAGCATATGCCCTGTGGCTGTACGGCAAGATCGGCAGCACCATCTACAGCGGCAGCTCTCTGGCTGCTGCTGCGGCAGTCTACAACGACAGCCTGTATAACGACACGCCCAATGCCAGCCCGTCCAATGTCAGCGTGCCCATTTCTTCCGCCTGCCTGGAAGATGGCACCGAAGTCCTGATGGATCAGGAGCAGGGCAATGTGCTGAATGAGCAGGGTGTGGCAACCTTCATCCGCTCCGGCGACTTTGTTGTGTGGGGCAATGAAACCTGCTGCTACCCGAAAAACACTGACCCGAAGGATGCTTTTCTTTGCGTCCGCCGCTTCTTCAACCACTCCTGGACCAGCTTTGTTCTGGATAACATGAGCAAGCTGGATAAGCCCATGAACAAGAAGCGCCTTCAGTCCATCATCGACAGCGAGAACATGAAGGGCAGTGTCTATGTCTCTACCGAGGTATGCGCCAGCTACAGCATGAAGGCAGACCCCGACCGCAACACGACTGCTGAACTGGTTGCAGGCCACTACTCCTTTTATCAGTTCTGCACGCCGTTCCCGCCTTTTAAGCAGATCAACAACACCATGGAGTATGAGGCCGGCGCGCTGACCTCGGCTCTGTCTCTGTAAGCAGGAGGAATGACCTATGGCTCTGAACATTTCCAGTGACCTGGTTCCCCAGGTCATCAATGACTACAATGCGTATACGGAAGATGACCTGCTGATTGGTCTGGCAGATGAAGTCACCCTGCCCAAAATCAAGAACAAGACCACCTCTGTGTCCGGCATGGGCATTGAGGGCGAAGTCGATTCTCCCGTGCCTGGTCAGTTTGAATCCATGGAGGCAACGCTGAACTGGAATACCATGTACAGCTTCGCCACCAAGATGATGAACCCCAACAAGAACATCCAGATCACTCTGCGTGCTGCTATGCAGAACGATAACAAGAACGGCGGCTATACCTACAAGGGTCTGCGCGTCGTCCTGGGTGGTCGCCCCAAGGAGCTGGACCCCGGCAAGCTGAAGCGTGCTGACACCATGGGCAGTACCACCACGCTGGAAGTTACCCGTTACCTGATGGAGGTTGACGGTACTACCGTTATCGACATCGACAAGTTTGCGGGTCGCTACTATGTTGATGGCGAGGATATGCGTGCCGAGATCAACGCCCTTATCTAAACCCGATACATGAAGAAGTCAGCCGTCCCGGACGTGGGGCGGCTGATTCTCTTTTGAGAAAGGAAACAGCAATGGACAATATCGTGAAGTTCGATAAACCCTATAAGTTCGAGGGCAAGGAATACGACAGCCTGGATCTGTCCGGCATGGAGAAGATGACCGTACAGGACTTGATCGACATTCAGAAAAACATCGGCAACGAGCTGGCGGCCATGTCCGTGATGGAAATGACCACTTCCTTTGCACAGGAAATGGCCGTTAAGGCAACCGGCAAGCCTGTGGAGTTCTTTAAGCTCATGCCTCGCGGCAAGATCAAGAAAGTGCAGGCGGCGGTTATCAAGGGCATGGATAACAGCGAGAACGCCGATGAAGTGAAAAAGCAGCTGGAATCTCACACCCTGAAGTTTGCAGCGCCCTACACCTACGAGGGCAGCGAAAAGGCGGAACTGAAGGGCAAGACCTTTGACGGCATCGACCTGTCCGGCGTGGGCGAACTGAACACTATGAGCGAATCCATGGCAGAAAACCGTATGGCTGCGGGCGGATTTGCACCGGTGAATACGCATCGCAACTACCTGTACTGCTGCATCATCGCCAGCATGGGCACCGGCTACCCGGTGGACTTCTTTGCCGGTCTGCCGCTGTGCGAGGCGGTCAAGCTGCGCGATGCCGTAAACTCTGATTTTTTCGAGTAAAAGGCGGGGCAAAAGGACTTCGGAAAGCAGCTATCCAGCTATCCATTGCCACGCATTCCAACATGACGGATCTGCTGCACCTGCCCCGGCGGGAGCTGGTGGATCTGTGTAACGAGGTGGCAGACGTATGGCGGGAAATGGAGCACTAGACCTCAGCATCCGCATCATGGGCAAGGTGGACCCATCCCTTGTAACTGCAATAAAGCAGACGAAGGGGCTGACCGGTGATCTGGCGAGCGCACTGACGGGAACAAAGTCGCTGGGCAGCACGGTAGCAAACACCCTGGGCGTAATCGGAAAGACTGGGCTTGGAATCATGGCGACGCTGACAACTGCGTCCGCTGTCATGATTAAAAAGACAACCTCCATGGCAGAGGAATACCAAGCCCAGGCGGCAGATGCAGTCAAGTATGTTGGCGGCATCATGAACGATGACGGCAGCATTGACCCGGAAAAGCGTGCCACCATGGAGGACGCGATCCTCAAGATGACCACGCAGGTCCCAATCAAACGGGACGAGATGGCGCAGATCGCCGCATCGCTGGGACAGTCCGGTAAGAGCTATGAGCAAATCTTTCTGGATAACCAGCAAACCGGAGAAAAAAGCTACCTGTACGATACGGCCCGGCTAGCTGCCGCGTGGGACATTGATGCAAAGTCTGCGGCCGATTATATGGCAAAGTGGGAAACCGCTTTTGGTAAGACCCACAACCAGATTATCGACATTGCAGATTCCATCAACTATCTGGGCGGCCACATGGCTACCACGGCGGCGGAAATCGCCAGCGTGGTGAATACGTCCGGCGGTGTCGGCCAGACAGCCGGCGTTGACCTGCACACGACCTCTGCGCTGGCAGCCACCATGCTGGCTATGGGCGTTAATGAGGGAAAGGCTGGAACAAGCCTGAACCGTGTGTTTACAAACATCACCCTTGGCAACAGTGCAACGGATGCACAGGTGGGCGCATGGAACAAACTCGGTTTTGATCCTGTGCAGATTGCAAAGGATATGCAGTCCACCGGGCCGAACGGAGAAGATGGTGCAGCAAGCACTCTGTACAAAGTCTTTGAGGCGATCTCGAAACAGGACAAGTACCAGCAGACTGCGACCATCAAGACACTGTTTGGACAGTGGGCCATTGAGGGCGTTTCAAAAATTGTGGGCAACTTGCCTGCGTTCCAGAATGCCTTGCTTATGGCTGGTGATACCAGCGCATACAGCGGCAGCATGGAGAAAGAATTGCTTGTTCGTCTGGACACCAGCGAAGCGGTAAGCCAGATGGCAAGTAATGCGACAGACCGACTGCTTATCAATGTGGGCAATCAGTTCCTTCCGGCAAAGAAAGAACTGACATCCATGTGGATCGACATAGCAAACGGTATCACCGAGAGCTTGCCAGATCTGTCCAACATCGTCAATGGCATTCTGCCGATGTTGCACTCCGCGCTGCTTGGAATTGGCAATGCGGCGCAGGCGGCATTGCCGTGGATCCAGAAGGGCATCGACTACACTGCAGAGCATGGGCCGGAAGTGGCAGGGGCCATTGCTGCCATAGTCGCGGCGTTCGGAGCTATGAGCTTTGCACCGACGGCTTATAGCACAGGATCCTCGCTGCTGAACACCATCGGGAACATTGCAATCGGCGGAAAACCGAGCGGTGCCCCAGGCGGAACATTCGGAGGCATCACTGTCCGAAATCTGATGGGCGCACTGACACCCACAAGCCTGATCCAACGGGCAGTTGGTGGCGCATCCTTTGTAAAATCGAATGCCGGAATGTTTGCTGAAAATGCAAAGTACGGCGTTCAGATGGCCGGTGCCGGAGCGCAGCAGCCCACAACGCGCCTTGGAAAAATTGGGCAGACGTTGGATGGCGCTGGTGTCGGCATCTGGGCAACACTGAAAAATTTCAAGGGCCTGCGAAGCGGAACCAAGAAAGGAAACACCGGTTTTGTAAATGATGTGCTGGAAGCTAGCACGAACGGTGGCCTGCTGGGCGTGCTGAAAAACTCCGGCTCCGGTAGGTATGTTTCCAATGTCGGGCAATCGCTGGGCGGCCTGAAAAATGCTCTGGTGGGGTTCGGAAGCGGCAATCCGGTTGGACGATTTATCGCCAAGACCGGCGGTGTTGCGGGACAGATTCTTTCCGGCATTGCAGGACCGAACGGTCTTGACCTTGGAGGTATGGCCGGTGGAGTGAAAAATTTCCTCGGTGCAGGAAAGACGGTCATTGGAAATGGGCTGTCCAATGCATGGCAGACCGTCAGCCAGTCCAAAGTGGGTTCTACCGTCCTCGGTGTCGGCAGCAAGGTGGCGGGTGCAGCATCCAAAATCGGCGGCGGCGCTTTGAGCACGGTGAAGGGAGCTTTGAATGTCGGCGGCGCAGGGCTGAACGTACTGGGTACGACGGTAGGCCCAGTGGCCGCAAAACTGGGCGGCGGTTTTATGTCGCTGCTTGGCACATTCGGCCCCGTTATTACCGGTATCGGTACGATCGTTGCGGCGGTTTCACTGCTGGGAGATCACTTCGAGGACATCCGCAACATCGTCGGAACAGTATTTGGCGAAGGCGGGCTTGCCGTCTTTGACAAATTCACCGGAAAGATAGCGGGTATCGGCGACACCGTGAAGCAGGTGTTCGGGCAACTCACCACCCCGGAGGGCTTGCAGAGCATCCAGGAAAAGCTATCCGGCTTCAGTATCGGAGGGCTAAATCTGGGTGACGTGTTCGGAGCTATGACCCCTGCCATCCAGACGGTTATGCCGTTGATTGAATCGTTCGCCGGTGTGTTCTCTCAGATTGTAGATCTGGGAGTAAACCACATCAAGCCGGTGCTGACTGAGATCTTCGGCTTTATCGTGAATGAAGGCATTCCGGCGGTCATGCCGCTGCTGTCTACGGTGGTAAGCCTGGTAGGCACCACACTGGTCAACGCCATCAAGGTGGCGGTGGATCTGGTGGGTAAGGTGCTTCCGGTGGTAGAGCCTGTGATTCTGGGCATCATAGGCTTCCTGAAGCAGGTTGCGACCATCGGTGTGAAAGCGGTCAACTTCATCATTGGAGCGCTGAACAAAATCCAGCTCACGATCCCGGAAACGCTGTTCGGCATCCCGGTTCCGGTAATCGGCGGTAAGTCGTTCGGATTCAACCTGTCGCCTGTGTCCGTCCCGGCATTTTCCAACGGCGGCATGACGCATGGGCCGTCCATTGCTGGCGAGGCTGGCCCGGAAGCTGTTATCAGTTTCCGGCGTGGTGTTCGTGAAAAGAACATTGATACCTGGCTGACAGCTGGTAAGCTGCTGGGCGTTGGCTTGGGCGATCTGCTTGGCCTGCCAGGCAGAAAGCCGAAGATGTTCGCGGACGGCGGCTTTACAGAAGAAGATTCTAACCTGATCGACTTCAACAGGGTACGTCGCCAGCAGTATTACAACCAGGTGGCCCAAAGTTTCGATACTATGGTTCAGCCGGTTGCAGCGGCATTGGTACTGGGTTCCGACGCTGGTGTGGCGTTCAGCCGTATCACGGAGATCGCAAACTATGCAGTGGATGGGCTGGAAACTCTGGCGGCAATGCCGACACCTACCGTGTCGGATGACCAGGGCAAAGCCCAACAGCTGTTGAACACCGGAATCGGGAAAGTGATTACCGGTGCCCAGTCTGTTCTCGCAAACGAAAATGCTCAGAAAGCAATCCAGTTTATCCGGGGAGCGGATGCGGAAAAGGCAAAGCTGGAATACGCTGCCAACCCGGACAACTACGATCTGAGCAATGTAAACTTCTTCCCGACGGCTGGCAACAGTGAGCTGACAAGGCAAAATCTGTCGATGCTGGCAGACCTTCAGAACTACCAGCAGGAAGTGGAGCTGAAGCCCATCGGCGGGAGCGAAGATACTTCAAGTGGCGGCACCGGAAGCCTGCGCGGTGGATCCAGCAACAACTACCAGCGCACCTATACAAGTTCCAGCGGAAACACATATGTTTATGCACCAAACTTCACCATCTACGGCAGCATGAATGCCGAAGATCTGCGCTCCGTTATGGACGAAGGCTACGAGAAGTTCTGCGAGTATGTGGAACGGTACGAACGCGAAAAGAGGCGCACGCAGTATGGCACTTGATTACACCACGAAGTCCGGTGACACCTGGGACCTGATCGCCCTGAATGTGTACGGAAGTGAGCTGAAAGCCGATTGGCTGATGCAGCACAACCCCAGATATATCCATATCGTCCGGTTCGATTCCGGCACGGTGCTGTCAACACCAGCACTGCCGGCTGAAAAGAGCGGAGATCTTCCGCCCTGGAAGGCAGGTGCATGATGGTACTGACAGCAGCGAGACCCAAAGGAAGGCAGGCGGCAGTTCTTCTGACCTACGAGAAAACCGATATTTCGGAAGAAATCGCACCTGATCTGGAAAGTTTCAAGTACACGGATGTGGCTGAATCCCAAAGCGACAGCGTGAGCATTACAGTCAATGCTAGAGCTGCCAAATGGAAAAATGAATGGATGCCGGAAAAGGGCGTGAAGCTCTATCCGGCTATCGTTGTGAAGGACTGGAATATCGGTGGCATTGGGAGCGGATACAGAGATTACAGCGCCGAATGCGGGGCATTCGTGCTGGATGATCTAAGTTTTGCCGGTGCACCTGATTCGCTGACGATGGGTGGCGTGGCAAAGCCGAACGACACCAGCTTCAGCGAGAGAAACCGGACCTTTACATGGAAGAACACCAGCGTAAAGAAAATCGCTGAAACCATCGCGGGCCGTTACAAACTTGAGCTGAAGTTTGAGGGAGACGACCACAGCATTGATGCAAAGGAGCAGGACGGGACAGACAGTGCCTTCCTGCAAGACCTATGCAGCACATATGCACTGGTCATCAAAGTCTACACTTCAAAGCTCTGGGTGTATGACCGGGAAAAGTACAAGGAAAAGGATCCTGTATGGACGGTATATGAACACCAGCCGGTTGGAAATACGACGGCCTTATGTGTTGAGCCGGGCAGTTTCAAGTGGAACACGAAGCTGACCGGAACGTATACGGGTGGCCTTTATACCTACACCAACAAACAGAAAAAAATCAATATCAACGTCAAGGTGGGCACAGACGAACGCCAGCTTAAACTTACTGGAAAGGTAAGCAGTGAGGCAGACGCAAAAGCCCGCCTGATAGCGGCCATCAAGAATGCCAATCACGGCGCGACCCAGATTAGCTTTACGATGTTGGGCTATCCGGCCGGCGCTTCGGCGCAGTGCTTTAACCTGGTTGGCTATGGAAAGATGGACGGGAAGTACTTCGTTGATCAGCTGGAACACAGCATATCTCCATCCAGCGGCTACAAAACACAGGTCAAGGCCAGCAAAGTAGAAAAGGAGGATTTCGCATGAGCAGTGAAGTGAGATTCGGCAATGTGAGTTCTATCGACTATGAGGCTGGAAAGTGCGAAGTTACTTACCCGGACAGGGACGACACTGTTACGGAAATGGTGCCGTTTCTGTCCAATGGCGAGTATCAGACACCGGAAGTTGATGATCTTGTGCTTGTCCTGCATCCGCAGGAAAGCCCGGAAGATGCTGTTGTGATGGGCACCGTCTGGAATGAAAAGAACAAACCGCCCGAAGGAAAAGAAAAAGTCTACCGAAAGGATTATGCCAACTCACGAGGAAAGGCATATCGGAAGTTTGATGCAAATGCAAAAGAACTGACCGACTATGTGGACGGAAAGAAAATCCTGAAGGCAAAAAGTCTTGAGATCCAGGTGGGCGGTGCGACCGTGACCATCAGCGAGGGCGGAGAAATCAAGGTGACATCCCCGGCGGGGATTGCACTTGCGGCATCCGGTGAGCTGAAAATGACGGCATCGACCATCACCGCAACCGCTGGAACAGTGAACATCCAGGGCGGAGGTGGCGATGTTGTTGTGTCCGGTAAGTCGCTGGTATCGCATACACACACCGGAAACCTTGGCAAGAAAACATCCCCACCCCTGTAAGGAGGTTTTGGAATGTATGTTGGAATTTTCGGCGATGTGATTTTCTCCGTAGGACACCTGCGTGTGCTCACCCCGTCAAACTTTAAGGGGACGACCGGAGCAAACTGGGCGGAACATGAAGTGCTTGGCGGGAAAGCGCGGGCAGAGTATTTATCACCGAAACTGAGGGAGTACACTTTTGATATTCTTCTGGATGCAGCGCTCGGCGTGAACCCTCGCAAGATGCTGAACCGTCTGACGGAAATGTCAGAAAACGGAGAGATTCATTACCTGATTATCGGGTTTGCACCGGTATCGCAAAACAAGTTCCGGGTCACTGAAATAAGCGACAGCTGGGATTCGGTGATAAAACACGGGCTTTTGATGCAGTGCAAGGTAAGCCTGACCATAAAGGAGTACATATGATCGACTTCAGCAGCACGGTGGTTGAGCTGTCCGGTGACAGCGAAAAACAAAAAGAAGTGCAGGACATCGCAAAGTGCCTTCGCACACTGTATTCCACGCCAATCGGGAGCCAAGAGGGCGACAGAGAACTCGGAATCAACCCGAACATATTTGTCGATAAGCCCCTTCCGGTGGCAAAGGGATTATATGTGGCTGAGGTGACAGAGAAAACCGCATCGTTTGAGCCACGGGCAAGAGTGGTGCGGGTGGACTGGCTGGACAGTGATGTGCTGCATGGCGTGGTAATTCCAAAGGTGGTGTACGAGCTTGTCTAAAATCAAAGAATTTGAGAACATCCCGGACATCGACATTGAAGGCGAAGAAACGCTGGAAGAAGCTGTGGCCGATTGCAAGGCACTGTTTGGCAAGTACAACAAAGAGCTTTTCAACGGCGAGGTATCGTTGGAGCGGTGTTCTGAAGCACGGCTTGTCCTTTTGACGCTGGCGCATCGTTCGCATCACAACATGGAGTACAGCACGGCGTGCCTGAAAGCGGAGCTGCTGCCTACGAGCACAGGACCAAATCTGGACAACCTTGCTCCCCTCGTTGGCGTGGAACGCCTAGAAGCCGGAAAAGCCACGGTGGTTATTCGGTTCACGCTGTCCGCGCCGAGAACGAGCGCAACAGGAATCCCGGAAGGAACACAGGTAAGAACGGCAGACAAGCGGTATTTCAAAACCGAAAAGTATGCGGAGATCTTACCCGGCGAACTGACCGTGGACGTAGTTGCTGTGGCGGATGAGGCGGGAAGCAACAGCGATGGGATTGCCGAGGGCGAGATCAATGTGCTGGTGGATCCTATCCCGTATGTGTCCGGGGCAAAAAGTGTTTCTGCAAGCACGGGCGGTACGGATACGGAGGGCGATGATTCATTTACCAGACGCATCAATTATGCACCTTCGATTTTCTCCGTGGCCGGTCCGGTGGATGCCTATGAATACTTTGCATCGAGCTGGCGGTCCGATGTGGCAGACACGAAGATCGTCTGCAAGGAAGGATATACGATCCACATTTATTTCCTGATGGCAGGAGGCAGGGTTCCGACGAAGGAAGAATGTACCGGAATGCAGGAATATTTCGATACAGTAAAGCGCCCGATGGGCGACCTGGTACTTTGCCATGCGCCGGAAGAAATCCCCTACGACATCGAGCTTACTTACCATATTGCTCTGAGTAATGTCAAGAATGCATCGACGATTCAGGAAAATGTGGAAGCAGCAGTGAAGGAGTATGAAGCCTGGCAGAGAAAAATCGGACGGGACATTGAACCGGCAGAGCTGATTATGCGCGTCCGGGAAGCCGGCGCAAAACGTCCGCGCCTGCTGGCACCAGTCGAAACGACCGTCTCTGAAATTCAGGTAGCAAAACTCCGAAGCTGCAAGGTGACATACGGAGGAATCGAAGATGATTGAACTCCACGAAGTCGGCCTGGTCGAAGGGCTGCCGCCTGATGTTGCCAAAGAGCCATGGGTACAGATCCTTGATGCGGTTTTCAGGGAACGGCGCAAGAAAGAACTGGAAGCTGCCGAACGCTTAAAAATCTACACGGATATTGACCATGCAGACGAAGCGGTTCTGGACATTCTTGCGGTTCAGTTCCGCGTTGACTGGTATGATACCGGCTATCCGATTGAAACAAAGCGCAGGATCATCAAAACTGCGCTGGAAGTCCGTCGGTACTGCGGAACGGAGTGGGCAGTCAAAAAGGCGCTGTCATCGATCTATCCGAATGTGAAGATAAGTGAATGGTATGACTACGGAGGAAGGCCAGGCTACTGGCGCATGAACGTAGACATTACCGATGATGGTGTCATTTATTACACACCGGAAGAAATTGAAAAGCACCTTGGTTATGCCCGGCGCTGTACCGCTCACCTTGAGCACATCATCTACACCATCGAACCGCATGAACGGTCGCCCGCCTACATCGCCGCCGCACCCTGCGGCATGGCGACATCCTGCACCGTAAAGCTCCCCGGTAGGATCAAGCCGCGGGAGATTGGCGCAAAGGCGTATGTTGCCGGTGCGGTCGGAAGATCGAAAATGCAGGTTGCCGTGGCGCTGCCCGGTGCCGTTGAAGCAAAGGCAGTGAAAGCACGAGCCTTTACGGCGGGCACCGTTGAGCGGTCGCACACGGCGATAAACATTGTTATTGGAGGACAGACAACGTGAGTTGGGAAAAATCTAACTACACCGCCGCCGGTGCCGCCCTGCTGTCGGAATCTCTCTCCGGTGGTGCGCTGGTAATCACCCGCGCTGTGAGCGGCACCGGTACGGCTGACGCAGACCTTTCGGAGGAAACCGGGGTAAGCGGCGAAACACATGACCTGAAATTGCTGGACATCGAAACCGTTGAAAGCGGCGGTGAGACGGCTCGGCGGGTAAAAATCCAGATCACCGGTGCGGATGAAACGTACATCATGCATCAGGTGGGCGTTTACGGCAGGCTGAACGACGATGCAGAAACACTCCTGTTTATTATGCAGGATGCACGCGGAGTGGAGGTCCCGTCCACGAAAGTGAACGGCGATTTTGAGATTGAGCTGTCGGCACTGCTTGCCGTGTCGAACAAGGCCAATATCAGCATCACCGTAGACCCGCAGATGCAGGCTCTCGCAAAGCTGGTCAAGGCCGAGATCGAGAAGCACAATGCCAATGCCGACGCCCATGCGGCGACCATCACGGCAGCGGTCAGCGCAGCCGTGAAGAACCTGTCTGAATCAGGGGAAATCCTGAACGAAGAACAGGTAAAGGCTCTTATCAAGGAACAGGTGGACG